GAAGCAGCTACTACTACAGAAGCAGCACCTTCAACTTCATAAGTACCAAGAGCCGTAACAGTTGCAGTTCCATTGACTGAAGCAAAGCCGCCAGCAGTATAAACAGCACTAGCCGCTACAGTTGCATTTCCAGTAACAGATGCAGTTCCAACCAAAACGTCAACTGGAGTTACCTCTAGCGTTCCGTTTGCCGTAACAGCAGCGGAACCCATAATCATCGCAATACCAGAAGCAGTTACTGTAGCCGTACCAGTAACACTAGCCGTAGCAGTATCGTCCTCGTATTGGGCGTAACCATCAGTCCAATAACCAGCAACTACATAACGATCAGGTTGGGCTAAGTCACCTTCGCCATACCCTTGCGTCCAGTAGTCGTAATCAACGTAATTAGCCATTTTGAGCCATTACATCCCATGTTTGATTAGCTTCGTTCCAAGAATACATTTGACCGTCTGTAGGCATCGCCACAGGAGGCTGCCACTGAGCATTAGCATCAAGAGTCCAGCTTGGATAAGGCTGAGGAGGCACAAAAGCATCAAGAACTGAGTCATAGGTATATCCGATTCCTGCATAGTTTTTACGGAAATTACCGTTATAACTTGTTTGCTTCCAAGCACCACCGAACAGTCGCTCACAGAAAGCAGCGCCAATGTGCTCTTTCTCAACGCCAGCAGCATCGCTAGTGTCTTTGTTATCCACAACAATTACTCGAAGAACAACATTATTGCTATCAATCTCGGCAAAGTGCGCCATGTTAAGCCTCCAATTTCAAACCAGTAAGCGCCATTTCATCCCCAACAGTTCCAACAGGGAATGTATTAAATGACATGCTTATCCTCACATCATCACCTTGAACCGTAGGAACATTATGCTCAAGCGACGAAGGAAACAGTATCAAACGACCTTTAATTGCTTCAAACCACCATGATTCAGAATTGTAAACATTCCAGTTATCAGTGGGGAACTTAATTTGCTGCCATCCAGAACGATAGAAATAAATCCTGTCATCTGGATTAGTATTCAAATAAAAAACACCAGAAACAAAGCTATTCGGGTGTGCGTGTTTGTGATGCCATTGACCTTGCTCAGAATAATTAAACCAACTCTGAGTAATTCTTAAATGAACGTCATGCTTAGGATCGGTTGTTGCTTTAAAGTATTCTGAGACACAATCTTCAATCCATCCTCTAAGAGAAGTCATATCTCTTAGAACAAAGTTATTTACGCTGGTTAAGTTTCCTTCATTTGGCCTAGTTTCCTGACCTCTTGCAAACAAAAGTTCTTCGTCAGTAAGTTCGCGGTTAAGGTCAAACATTCCGATAGCAGTAGGGAAAAGATTATGGATCATGCCATTGCGTCCTCAATCTCTTTAACCTGTGCCGTAATTTCCTCTAGTTGTTCAGGAAGCCAAATAGTCGGGATAGCATCCTCAAACTCTTTGATCTTCTCCATTACATAGTTCACTTCATCCATGCTAGGGCAAGGCCTTGGATCTTCCCAACGGGTAAACATATTGTTGCTTATCTCCCATTTAGCACCGGGACGAAGAAGCTCCATTGCCGTGTTAATTCCAAAGTATCGATAGACTTTGCTTTGCATGAATTTCCTTATTGATTGATTTTGATGATGACAATGCCGGAGCCGCCTGCGCCTCCCGCATAAACAACGTCCGAAGGATTGTGACCACCACCACCACCGCCGCCGCCTGTGTTTGCAGTTCCAGCGGTTCCGGCTGCGCCGTTTCCTCCTGCGCCACCACCGCCAGATCCACCACTGCCGCCGCCAGTGTTCATGCGCCACATGGAACCACCACCACCACCGGCATAAGTCACCGAGCTTCCACTAATTGAGGATGCTGTTCCTGCACCGCCTGCCCCGCCAGCAGTTGAGGTTCCTGCGCTACCGGAAGCAGAAGCGCCGCCACCTCCACCAGCCCCATAGTTAGCGCCAGACGAATAAGCGTTTCCTCCGCTATTGCCTTGGCTTGGCGATGTCGATGGAGTGTTTCCAGCGGCGCCTGAATTTGCACCAGCAATACCAGCGCCTGCACCTCCGCCACCAGAACCACCTGTTTGCGCGGCGGTTTGTGTACCTGCACCACCTCCACCACCATTTGCAGTAATCGTGCTGAAAACAGAATTGCCGCCAGAAGTACCGCCATTTGCACCACTACCAGTAGCTGCTCCACCTGCACCGCCAGCACCTACAGTGACTGTATATTCTGTGCCTGCCGTAACTGCTAATGCTGTACCAGTTCTAAAGCCACCGGCACCACCACCTCCAGCAGAGTCACCGCCGCCACCTCCACCACCAGCCACGACAAGATAATCTACGCTGGTCACTCCAGTTGGAGCAACCCACTTAGTCGATGACTTAAAAGTAAAGACAGTCTGCGATGCTACGGTGTATGACAGAATGACGATGCCTGAACCGCCACCTCCAGATGCTTGAGCCGGATAGGGAGAACCAGAAGTTCCAGCACCGCCGCCACCGCCTCCGGTATTAGCAGTTCCAGATTGAGCGGCAGTTCCTGCATTTGCTTGTCCATTACCGCCGCCACCTGTTCCACCAGTTCCTGCTGTTCCACCGCCATACACACCGCCGCCGCCACCACCAGCGTAGGTGACACTACTTCCAGAAATAGTTGAGGCTGTTCCGTTGCCGCCATTTCCTCCGTTTATTGTTGTTCCATTGCTTCCTGTAGCTCCAGCGCCCCCTCCACCACCACATCCAACATTCGGCGCTCCAGCACCATTTCCTCCGTTATTTCCTTGCGAAGGAGTTGTAGCTGGCGTATTACCAGAACCACCAGTTCCAGTATTGCCGCCACCACCGCCACCAGAACCACCATTTAATCCATTGCCATTATTTCCACCACCTTGACCACCTCCACCACCTCCGGCAGAAGTAATAGTGCTGAATACTGAATTGTTGCCAGAGTTACCGGCAGATGCTCCATTATCATTTTTTGAAGCGCCGCCAGCACCCACAGTAATTGTGTAGTCTGTTCCTGCGGTTACGGCCAAACCAGTGCCAGTTCTGAAACCACCAGCTCCTCCAGCAGCGCCAGAAGCTCCAGCATTACCAGCAGAACACCCGCCGCCACCCCCACCGACGACAAGATAGTCAACAGCGGTAACACCACTAGGCGCAGTCCATGTGCCGGAAGCAGTAAACGTCTGGACAACGGTATAGCCACCAGCCGCAGCTAAGCGACCAAGCAGCATTGCCATAATTCCGCTCATATCGATTCCTTACGATACATTGCCTGAAACTACACAGACAGTCCCGCTAATAAACAGAATGGTTGCAACGCCTCTAGTAGCAAGCGTCATCGTGTCTTTATCAGTATTTGTACCTGCGATATAAGCAGTTGTAATTGAGCAAGTAATCGTAATATTTCCAGTGGTATTGTTAAAGATCGAAACAATATCGCCAGCAGAGAACGTAGCATCAGGGATCGTAATAGAACCACCTGAACCAACCTCAACATACTTGCCTACATCAGCCGTTTGTAGCGTATAGGACGAGGTTTTAGCGCCAACAGGAGGCACATCACGATAGCCAATCTGATTAGTGCCATCAACCGTACAGTTTGTCAGAGTGCCGCTAGACGGGGTTCCAAGAGCACCGCTAGGAGCCACATAGTCCGTACCAGCAGAAGCCGCTGAAGCCACACCAGCAGTTGCTTTAACGATACCTGTCAGATCGGCACGTTTAAGAACTTTACCTGTGGTACTACTCCAAAGGGCTATCTCAGAGTCAACGCTAGAGGTAACGCCTTCAAGCTTGTCTGTATTAAGATTCGTGAAGTTACCGTCAACTTCAGCAAAGCTAAGGGCTGAACCTTTACCAGAACGGGTAGTAATCGTTGTCATCTCTTACCCCTTATGCCAAAGTAACGCTCAGATTCCCACTGGTGATCTTGAAAATATCGCCATTGTTAATCGTTTTAGACGAATCCAGAGCAGTGTGATACAGCAAATTACCGCTAGTCACCGCATCACGAATACCAACGTAAGCGATAATCCCCCAATCAGCCGTAGCTTGTGGGAACTCAATCGCAGCACTATTAGTAGACGCGCCGTTAGACGGAGAACCGAAAGTAATCGCCTGACGAGCATATGAACCACCTGAAACCTCAGTGCCAGTGTCAGCATCAGTAGGGTCTGTGGTATAGAGCGCCAGATAAGTCGTTGTAGGACTCGTATAGCTCGTATTACGCAGAGTAGCGTTAATCAGAGCTGTTTCCAAAAAGTTACTCATTTCTGCCATGATTTACTCCTTAAATTTGTTTCGTTTACTACGGTTTTCAAACTGGGTTATTACTCTTAAATTCCAAGGAACATGCAAACCACATACGCTTTCGCCCATCAATGGAACTATGTGATCTACTTCGTACTTAGTTCCTGTTTCCCTAGTTTTTAACCTTGCTTCAATATAAAACTTTTGAATTTCTTGTTTTAGTTCTTCATTTATCCATTTTGGTACTGCATTTCTTCTAGCCGCCCTTGCAAGTGCTTGCCATGCAAATTTCTTATGTTTTGTTTTTTCGTAACATTTTTTTGCTATTTGTTTGTATCTTTCCCTATTATTATTTTGCCATTCATTTGCTTTTTTTATTTTATATTCTTTAATATTTTCATAATTTTCATAATGATATTCCATTGCTTTTGCACGTTCTGATTCGGCATTTTTAACATACCAATCATCTTTATATTCTTTTTTGCAACTTTTGCACCATCTGCTAAAACCATCCTTTGTAGCCTTTTCTTTAGTAAACATCTCGTAAGGCTTGGTTTCATTACATTTAGTGCAGCATTTCATTCCTATCTCGTATAAGACATAGACATAGGCTGACCACCATATTCACTAGATTGGTCAGAAGTATTTATTGCTAAGATAGCACGATCATACAAAGCTGCCCATGTCTGGAGCCTTGCATCATTCATAAGATATGGTTCTGCTTCACCCAATGCAGCGTAAAGTAGTGCATCAGGGTAATTAGCTAGGAATGCGTTATTGATATTTGTATCCGTTAGATACTGAGGCTTAGCGTAATACAGCATTTGAACGCTATACGCAGTGTCAGGAATCGGAGCAAACTGAATCTCGTTAGCTAGAATCGTGTAATCCACTGGCTTACCTGAATCAGTGGTACGAGAACCAGCAAAAAACGCATTAGGAGAATAATAAGTCAGAGATTGCACCGGAGTCGTTCTCAAGTGCATATCCCGCATCTCTAGGAAGTCCGTAGGAAGGCCGAGAGTCGAATCTGCTGCTGTGGTATCAGCCCTCGCTACGACGAGCATCTTGCGCGTTCTAAGGTCTCTGGAGAGCCTTTCTTCGCCTAGACGGATAAAGTCTGGTATCTGGTTAGTCAGATCGCTACGGGCTAAGTAACTCGCTATCGTAGACTTTAGAGAACTATAATCCGTCAATGCCATGACTATTTCCCGTTGTTATGATCCTCGATGGCTGTCTCTCCGACATCTTCCCATCGATACTCATGTGTTCCTATGTGTCCAATGTACTTAGATAAGTCATGATCCACAAACGTCGGAATCCCCTCATCTAAAGCCTTCAGACAGAAATAAATATCCTCGCCAATAATTCCACGTGGTGACCATTCAGCACTAAACCACGGAGTTTTCAGCTTTTCAAACACTTCTTTAGCAATCAAAGTCGCACCGAAACCAATAGCAGTTACCTGTTCGCAACCTTGTTTACCCCTAGAATCAACCTTAAGCCAGCGAGTCTTTTTAATCTCGCCATTCTCATCATCCTTAGTTAGCTCTAAATTCAGAGCCGTACTCAGAACAGGTTTACGTCTAGTTACTGCATTTACACCTACTATCGGCAACTCACGGCTTAGCAAGATACTAATAATATCTGGCGGGAATCTCATGTCTGAATCAATAAACAGCACATGAGTACATCCTTCAGATAAAGCCGCCTTTACTAGACCTTCACGCTGGTCAAATATCAGCGTTCCAGCCATCGTATATAACTTTAATCCGTTGTTCTCATCATTGCAACGATGTTTAACGTCATGTCCAACCATCCTCGCAAAGTCAAATGCAAAGCCTGTGTGAACCTCATCCCTAGCTGGTACACAGACTCCAACAACAGCACCCTTCACAGCTTTCTTATCTTTTTTTGTAGACATTAGAGAGTTCCCCGATAAGTTTTCCAGACTTGCCCTTCTGCGCCATTCATCCACTTGGCAAATTCCGCATCGTCAACTATGTGGAATCCCCTCATAATCCCCTTCTTGTTCATCTCATCAATGACCGTAAAAGGAATCTTTCCTACGTGGTGAAAGTCGTTTAGATGACCAGTTCTAGCCTTATCAGCGTCTCTAATCTCATTAACAGCTTGCAATATTTCAGTTACATCCTGCTGAGTTTCGATGATGATTCCACCTTCTCCGTCAGCGTGTACTACAGAAGTGCGAAAGTTCACAAAGGAGTCCTTTCTAAAAAACCCCCGAGGCCGAAGCCCCGAGGGAAACACGCAACTCAGCGTGAAGGAGACGTTACAGACTCATGTCCAGATCGAAGCAACCACCATGAGCAGCTTCGTTCTTAACCTCCAGAGTGCACTCGACCAGAACCTGAGTCTTGTCCGAGTCACCAGCCTTAGCCAGTTCGTTAGTCTGGAACGGACGCAGGTAAGCAATTGCTGCATACTCAGGATCAAGCACCAGAGCGTCACGGGTACGCATAAATCTAT